TACTTTAGAAGAAGTTGTTGATTCGTCATTTAACGATTTCCCTTCTTCTTTGGAGAACGACTTGCCTTCTTTGGATGAGGAAGTTCTCGAGCCTGTCGACTTACCTTTAGAAGATGTTTCTTCCATTGACGAAATTCTATCTCTGCTTTCATTTCTTCCAGAAATTTCATTAGAGAACTTGCAAGAAGCGTTCCAACAAATATCTGAAACCATAACTGTTGCATTTGAATCCATTCCTGGCGGCGAACAAGTTCTTGCTGCTGCCGAGTTCGTAGGTGAGCAATTTACTGCTGCTGCAGAATTTGCTACCAATCTTGGTACCGAGTTTACACCTGAAGAACGAGAGCAAGCCCAACAGGTAGTACTTGGTGCTGTAATTGTAACACAACTATCTGCCTCTACAAGGAGAATAAATTAATGAAAATATGGAGTTTCATCTGGAAACATCTTGATGCCTGGGCTGGAGAAGCCTTTACCCTTGTGGGTTTGGCTATAGCCTGGATAGTTTTGCCTCCTGGCGACAGTCGCAATACTGTGGGTATTATATGTCTTGGAGCGTTCGCAGTCTGGACACTCTTCAAAGTAACCCTCAACACACAGGATGATGAATGAAAAGAGTTTATGGACCATATAAAGGGTCTAAACAGAACGGTGGTCGCCCCATCTATGTTATTAAAAAAGATGGTGGTAAGAAAACAACATCAACTAATAAGGCTCGTCTAGATTACAAAAAGAAGACTGGCAAAAGTCTTCCTAGAACTACCCATGTTGACCACAAAGATAACAATAAACATAACGATTCTTCTGGCAATCTTCGTGCCGTGAGTCGTAAAAAGAATATTGGTAAAGAAAATAAACGAAGAGCGGGTAAAAAAGCCTAAGCATGAGGCGGATTGAGACTAAAAATCTCTTCCGCCTCTTTTTCTATTTTCATACCTTTGGTGTATCTTCATGAGGTTTTTTGAAATCAGATTCATAAAACGGCATACGTCCACCAAGTTTATTAATGATTGCATCAATAGCCCTAGTCACACGCATACGTGCAGTTTTTTCATTAGCGTTCATAACTTTTGCTAAATCTTTAGAGTTACGATTATGTAAATGCCATTGATATAAAACATTCTGTTGTGCTTCTGGTAGCATCTCAAATGCTTTTGATATATCTGCTTGCATAGCCATCAACCCACCACCCTCATTGGGTGCTTGTGTGTGTCTATCACTTGTCATATCAAAATATACTGGTTGATTCCAGTCACCTGATAGAACTGATGGAAGTAACTGTTCAACAACGCTTCGTTGGTAAAAAGTTAAATCAACCATTTCATACCCAATACTTCTTGCTTTTTCGTATTGACAGAACCTACTTGCAGCATTATTTAATGACCTAACAAATAGTCGTGTAGAGTCTTTCTTTGATTCCATATCGCCCCACTCTTTAGTTTTAAGTGGATGTTTCAGGAACCATACCCATAGTTCTTGTTCAATATCTTCTCTGGCAACCATAGGGAATTCTCTATGTTTGTTAATAGCAACCGTTCTTACTAGACTGCTATACTCCTGGATTATCTCGTCTGTTATTTTCATCTGTGTCCCAATTGTTATCTAGAACCATCATAGAGATAATGGCATAGTTTGCTAAATCAATAAATGAGTCACGCATTGATTCATTTTCTGGTTTAGTGCCTGTCTCTATTAGGTTATTTATTCGTGCCAATTTGTCAAACATGCGAACACGTAAACCATTAAGGGGACCACCAGGGGCATCAGATATGTTCTTAGGACCATAGTCTTTTTGCTTCCTGATTAATAGTTCAGCCATTGCATCGGTGTAGTTGTACACCAATTCTGCAAATAGTTTTTCATCATATGTTCTCATTGTCTATCCTCTCCTCAAACCATTGTGAACCATTTTTAGTGAACAGGCTGTTAACATCTTCACCATCTGGTAATTGTATCTGCACAACACCTGCTAGTTTTTTAGCAAGGTCTTTAGCAAATTCTTTTCCTGCTGTATCGCCATCTGCGAATACATAAATCTTATCAAAGTCTGCAAGGATACGATAATAGTGTCTCTTGATATTCTTAACTCCAGGTATTCCTACTGCTGGATAACCAAGTTTTGATAAGGTTATTGTATCTATTTCGCCTTCGCAAACACATATCCAATCTTTGGCTTCAAAGAATGATTTAACATTGTATAAACGTGTTGAAGAGTTAGGTAAACTTAAATACTTTGGTTCTTCATTATTGATTGCACGAAAACGTAAATCAACCATTCCTGATGGTGTCAGATAAGGGATTGATAAACGTCCCTCAAACATTTCGTGCCCTACGACTGGTTTGTTCACCACCCCAAGGCGATGACGCTTTGCGTCTGCCAGCGATAGACCCCGACTCTTTAGGTATGATTCTGCCAACTCTACGTTCTGTTCGTAGTGGCTTGATGCCTTCTCCAACAATTTCTTTTGCTCTTGACTTTGCTTCACGGAAATCTACCTTCTCTATCTTTTGAATAATATTATATATGTCCCCTGATATCTCGCAAGCAAGGCAGTTGAACACGTCTTCCTCATGATTAACACCTGCTGAAGCATGTGAATCATCATGGAAAGGGCATCGCATATTACGCCAACCATTACCTTGTGGGATATTGTATGCACCATAATGCTTCAGTATAACTTCAACTTCACTCATATGCATCTTTCACTAAATCTAAATATATTGATACTGGCATTGTTGCATACCATTCACCAACATTAGTTGTGCCCCGTCTTTTATGTATTACAACACCTGTTGATGCTTCTGCATTTTTTATTTCAGTTTTTAATTCTTCCATCCATTCAGCAAGCCTAGGGTTAGCGTGATTCTTAACCTCTATGACAACATCGTAAAAGTTTGATATGTCACCTTTGTCATAAGCACCTGTAAGGGCACGTCTTTCCACGTTGGGATAGCCACGCCCTTTTAGGTGTTTTACGACAGCAGTTTCAGCACTAGTGCCTTTTTGCTTTTGTTTGGACATTTAGTTCTTTTTAACTGTCAATCCGATATTCTCTGTAACAATTTCATAAGTGGTTTTTTTAGTACCATCTTTTGCTTCGTAAGAGTTTTGTTTAAGTTCACCTGTAATCATTACAGCGTCACCTTTTTTAAGGTCTTTAGCATTCTCTGCTGCTTTACCCCAAACGCTTCCACGAAGATATGTTACTGAAGCATTTACCCATTCACCTTGTTCATTCTGTTTACGTGAATTGGATGCAACCTGATAATTTAATACTGTTGTATCGTTAACAGGTTTACTTTCAACATCTTCTGTTAGATGTCCATTGATTATTACATATGGTAGTGCCATTTATTTCTCCTTATTGTTGTGTTTTTTTTCCAACTTTGATGATACTTGCTTATGTGTAATGAATGGTGGTGCAGTAAAAACATTGTTCTTTGCTGCAATATTCATTGCGTGTTTCCAAGTAGCCCCAGCGTGTAATGCACCTATTGCATATGGTGAACCTGAACCTATGCCATAGATACCATCTTCACGCATTAGTACTGACAATGAATCATCAATTTCAAATATCATTCCACCTAGTGCTATAAGGAAAATGAAATCTGAATCATCATTTTCTTTATCAGGCATGTAACCATTAACAGTTAACGCCACTCTCATTGATGGAACAACCATTGAAATCATGTAATGATACAAATTTTTGTATGCTGCAGAATTAGGTGTTGGTGGTATCCAGTTATGTTGAATAATGTCGCAAGGTTGCGTTAAACCTGCACCTGCTATCAAAAACTTTCCACGCTTAGTAATCTTTTGCATTACTGGGTGCGTATAAGTTCTTCCATCATCATCTGTGACACGTGAATCAGCAATTAATAAACAATAATCTTTTTTTTGTAAACCAAGTATTGTTGTCATAATCTTTCACCTATATTCGATTCATTGTTGCAAGTACAATACCATATTGATGAACAAATGTAGCATCTGCCATCATTATCTCTCATGCTGTTTCTTTTATATCTGCAAGATACATATACAGTGGATTGAAGTCTAAGAAAACTGCTTCTGTTCCATTTGAAACTGCTTTGCCGTAACGATTCTTTACTGGTGCAACAGCCAAGTCACCACTAGGTGTCATACCTAATGTACAAATTAGTGCAGGTAGTTGTGAAACTTTACCTTGAATTGTGTATCTTGGTGGACAGATTGGTTGAATGTCACCAACTGGTGGTATCCAAGATTCTGATGTGTGATGTAGTAAAAGAATTGCAGCATTAGTATCGCGTGCCAAATATTTTAGTTCTTTCATTGTCGCTCTAATGGCTGACCATTCTTCAGCACCACCTTCAGTAACATCTGAAAGGTTATCTACAACTATTAAATGTGGATTCTCACCATGTACTTCTTCAAACGCCAATACTTCTTCATCAATATCAGAAAGTGTTGGGGCTGATTCGAAACTCCATTTAATGTGTCCTGCTTTGTTTAATTCGTTGATTGCTTTGCCTTCGTCACTAGCGAGTATGCGTTCAGCGTCAATTTGACTTACCCCTGTAATCATTGAATACAAACGCATACTCATAGTGTGTGCTCCAGTATCTGCACAGATATAGAGAGTTGGAACTTTTGTACGCAGGGCTACTGCTAAAGCAAGTGTTGATTTACCAACACCTGGTGCTCCAGCAAACATTGATACTTCACTTCTTCTGAGAAGAATTTTCATGTAATCAAATGCCCTGAACACAGGTGGCAATGGTTCGCCACCTGATTCGTTTTTTCCAACTGTTCTACTAATTGTTCTCATGAACTAGTTAACCCAACCTGCTTGTCCTTTGCGAATCCATTGTGGGTCGCATTGTTC